GTCGATATATCCAAGAAACTCATCGATATATGCAAAGCCAATATGTCTGAATGGCACTCCCTCAAAGGGTTTGTGCATGATATGGTTCTACTCGGCATACAAACAAAATATGGGCACTTGACAACGTATGCTACAATGAAAACCGACCGACAGAAAGAAAAAAACAAAGAAGAAAGGGAGGTTTTCTATACTAGTAAAGTAGAGAATATAATAAATAAGGAAAAATCAAAAAAATGGGTTTTCAAAGAAAATAAAATTCCTAAATCACTTGAGTTTTGTAAAGATTTAATCGTTAAGTTCTGGGCAGTAAAAAAAGGATTTCATACAGAAGATGCTTTTAAACTTTTAATTGGGCCTAAAGGTTTAGCAGGGATATATACAAATCATGGACAGAGTGCCGTCTTAGATCAGCTAGAAGAGGGCATAGCTAATAAATGGCAAAGTATTACCCTAAAGAACTACGAAGCCTTTGGAAGACCACAGAAAGCCGATAAGGAACCTGTAACCAATCATCCAGCAGGAAGACTGTTTAAGAATGGAAGGTTTGTAGACGAATAATGGAACCGCTATTTAACAACCTTCGCTCTATCACTCTCAGGTTAAAAAAAGGATTACATACACCTAATCCTGCTAACCCTAAAAGACCTATGTGGGAGATAGAGGACTTAGATCAAATCAGTGCAGGTTGTCAGTACAACATCGACTCAGCAAACAAGCACCTTGATATATATCCGAGAGGTTATCAAGGTGTTCGATTTAAAAACTTAGCAAGGGAGAATCCTCCTCCCGAAATCAAAGAATCTGTAGAGGTCGTTGACCCTAAAGATTTCCCAACCAACTAAACAAATGAATCCTTTTGCAAAGTGGATACACGTTCAAGCCTTAAATCGTAAAGATCCTTGGTCTTCTGTTTGGCTTGATCCTTTACCGATATATCGGAAAGAACCTGATCATAAATATATATGGGAACCTACAAATGAGGCTCTCTTATATTCAACAACTCAGGTCTGCAACAACAAAACACCAGAAGCTTTAGCTAATATTGAACGCTATCGTTATGGGCCTGATGGATGGGAGGCAAGAGGTAAAGCCGTTCATTATGGATTAGAGCAAAAGATGCTCGGTGATCCTGAGCCTGAATTTGGGATATATAGTGAATGGCTTGAACCACTGTTAAGTCATCCTTTTTGGGAAAACTTTGAACCTTGGTGTGTTGAATATATGCTTTGTGATCTTAAAAAATCTGTTGGAGGCCAATTAGATCTTTTGGGTTATGACCATGATTCAAGAAGATTAATGTTGATTGACCTTAAATCTCAAAGTAAATCAGGCAGAACTTATTCCACTAATGCACAATTAGGAAGTTATGTAGAAGCACTAAAAACACATCATGGATTAGAAGTTGATGTATGTAAAACAGTATGGGCAAAGCCTGGAAAAACTAAGATTGGTGATGATCAACCTGTTAATGAATGCCTAGATGCTTGGCATAAAGCATGGGAAATATTTGAAGAAAAACAGGAGATTCCTTTTTAATGAAAGCAATGGATTTTACAAAGTACAATTTTACACGCAGAGCAAATGAAACAGAAAAACATAGAATTAATTTTCTTAAAGTATGGAGAAAAAAATTCTTAAAAAATTTTTATTTAGCGGCTTATATTACACATGAAGAACTTCATTGGACAAGGACAAAAGAAACAGCCAAAATATTAGGTTGTTCAGCAGGACATCTCCAGAGACTAGTACAAAACAAAGATTTAGTTGAAGGTGAACATTGGAAATGGGATACGAAAAATGAAAAAAAAATAAATGTCAGATTATTTAACCTGACAAAAATATTGGCTCGTCATCCTCCTGAATATGGAAATCTACCTGTCCAAAAATTTATTGATCAACATATAAATGAACTTGCAGGATGCTTGGAGACAAATAGGGAAGAGGCATCGGAAGAAGACCTGAAAGATTTAATGTATAAAATTAATTTTCTTCTTAACTGGTTCGCTAGTTTTGATTAATTGAAATAAAACTTATAAAAGCATGATTGTTGTCAATATTTGAATATTTCTTAACGTATCTCATACATTTGTTAGACTTTTTAAGTGCTTTAGGTGTGGTATCTGAGAGCATCAAAAGCCTAGTCATGCACTGGGCTTTTGTTTTGCTATATTTATTTCACCACACCTAAAACATTAATGACTTCTTTCTCTAAGGGTAACCCTTTTGAGCTTGTTTCTTTGCGTCAAATAATCAAAGAAGAAACTGATGCAAAAATAGATTCAACAATCCTAAGTCGATTAGGAAGAGTAATTGCTCCATTATTTCGAGATACTTTTCAAAAAGAACCTCCTACTGAAAAAGAAGAAGTCAATGGAGGCATTAGAACAACAAAACATTATCCTAGGTATTGGATTAGACCTTTAATTAAATTATGGAGAACAGTAGACCCTGATTTTTTTATACAAATAAAGTCGGAATATAATCAATTGGAATTATTGCTTTTTATATGAATGAAATTTTTATTCCTGTAATAGGAATCCCTGCTCCTCAAGGTAGTAAAAGACACGTAGGACATGGGATCATGATTGAAAATAGTAAACGTGTAAAACCTTGGAGACAGGATGTAAAAGAAGCAGCATTAAATCATTACGATGGAGAAATTATTGATCAAGCTGTAGAGATAGAAATTATATTTTTATTTGCAAGACCTAAAAGCCATTACGGAACAGGAAAGAATGCAAGGAAGTTAAAACCTTCTGCTCCTGTATTTGTAACAAGTAAAGGAAAAGGTGATCTTGAGAAACTGGAAAGATCTACTTATGACGCACTATCTCAAAGTAGTGGAGGGAGTGTTTTGAAAGATGATTCTTTGGTTGTTCAAAATAAAAACATGAAAAGATATTGCGTAGAAGGAGAACATCAAGGAGCAAAAATAATCATAAGAACACTTCATTGACTTCTCTAACCTAATAAGTTAGACTTTTAAAGTACAAACGCACGAACAATGCCAAACCAATCAAAACCCAAATCGCCAGAAACCTTGGCAGATGCTTTAGCTGAATTTCAAAAACAAGTTAAAACAGCAAACAGAGAAGGTACTGCTAAAGACAGAGGCAATAGAGAACGTAAGTATTCAACATTGGAAGACTTATTGAAGGCTCTTGAGCCTGCACTAGAACTTGGTCTTTCTCATTCTCAAACTTTTGACTTCCTACCTTTAGAAAATGAAGTCCTAACTATCTTGGTAACGACTTTGTTTTTCAAAGATGAAAAAATTGAAAGCAAGTTGCCTTTAAGAGATCCTAAGAACCCAAATGTTATGCATGCATTGGGAACATCTATTACTTATTCAAGACGTTATGCGTTAGGTGCGATATATGGCATCGGTTCTGAAGAAGATGATGATGCTATGAGTTTGAATGATCAATCAAACCAAAAGCAATCAAGCACAATCAATAGATCTCCTCAAAGAGGTGCTAACGCTAGACAAGCAAAACCTAATTCTGCTGTGAAGGAGATAGTAGGAGACTTAACTGGCAGATCATCAATACCTCAATCTCAGAAAGATGATCTTGCTAATGAGTTGAAAACTTTACCTGTTATCGGAAGGAATAAAGTCATTAGTGCTTTTAGACAGGAATACAACATATCTTCCGAAAAAATATCGGAATTTATTACGACTCCAGAGCATTTGTCTTTCATAAAGTCCAAAATAGCGGAAGTAGAATCTGACTCTCCGTAATGACACCTGAAGCTGCTGAACATTCCGCAAAACTAGTTCTTACACAACTTTCAAACAGACGTAAATGTAATGTCGAGTCTCAAAAAAACGACATTAAAACAAGTAAACTAATTAACCACTTCAATTACTATGGCTGACTTTAAAAACGATTTCGTTCCTGCTTTCCCTTTCCCTATTAAATGGTCTGTAGGAGATAACACCTTTGACGATTCAGATAAGAATCCTAAAACAATAGGTCTTGCAATTCCTGTTGATTCAATTCCTGGTTTAATCAATCTTTTGATGGCATTAGAGGCTGATACTTCTAAGCACAAGCAAGGAAAAGTTTGGAGCAAGGAGAACGGAGAAGAGAAGAAATCTGTTGTCTATCTCAACGGTAAAGGTAAGGAATCAAACGATGGATATGGTTGCTTTGGCAATATCAATCCTAGAAAAATCGAAGTAGAACCTAATTTCTAAACCAATACAGGGTCATATATATGGCCCTCCCTTAAACCAATGAAAACCACTGAATCTTATTCTCCTAAAGTTTCTATCGAAGTTGAAAAACTAGAAGCTTTAATCAAAATCTGCAATGGTGCAATTAACCATAGCGTTCAAACAGAAGTATTTATTAATCACAACCCTCAAGTTCATGCAAGAGAACTTCGTAAAGCATTAAAAACAGTCGAGGCTGAGCTAAAAGAACAAAGGAAAAAATGGATTTGTTTAATTGGAAGAGCTGGAGATCTAACAGAAGAACTTGATGATCTAAATCAAGAAGATCAAAAAAGATGGATGCCTGATCAAGAGATTGGTTTCTTGCATGATTTAATTCATGAGTTTGTAAAACAGGCAGAAGAATATTTCAACTATGAACCTAGTGATGAAGAAATGTCTGATTCTTATGGTTACACAGCCAAAGAAAGATCAGATCAAGCTTGGCAACAAAAAATGGAGGCAAAAGGATGAATGACCCAACAACAAAAGCAGAAACTTACAGAGCGTTAAAGCAATTAATTAATGTCATTATTGGCCGTGATTACGCTAAAGCTACAACAGATTTCGCTACTAATCCTTGTGAGCGTATTAAAGAATGCCACAAGCTTTGCATAACAGACCAAGCTGCATCTTTTGGCAATCAGGAAAAGTCAGCACAAATTCAAAGAAAAATAGACAGTCTCAACTCTCTATATACTTTGGCACGTTTAGCAGAGGAAGTTGAATGGGACTAATTAAGCTTCTCGTTTAATATATGAGAAATAATTAAACTAATAAACGATGCCTAAACATCTAAAGCCAAGAAACCAAGATGGAAAATATATGGTGCAAATACTTTTACCTTCTGCTCAAGGTGAATTTTATGTTAGATACATAGAAGACACCTTGAAACAAAAAGTTAGCACCTTTACGAAAGAACTAATTTTGAAGTTTATTCAAGATGTTTCTCCTGATCATGAACAATTGAAAGAGAAAGACGAAGAAGAATGGAGAGCTGCTGTTAAACAACGAGTTGAAACTAGAAAAAAAACAGAAAACCGATTAAATGAAATCAACCCTTCACAACCATGACTTATTTCACTGCTGTTAGTGCTCAAAACGCCAAACCTGCTTTAAAACTTCATCTCTTTTGGGTTTGTAACCCTAGAGAAAAAGGTAAAAATATGCGTTATTCAGGTCACTCAAAAGAAGAAGCTCTTAAACAAGCTAAGGCTAATAATCCTGGGGCCAGTATCCTTTGGAAAAAAGAATTGTGACATGAATCTTCTTGACTGGATCGGATCAGGTTTTGTTTATAAGAGTCCAAAACCTTATGACGGATTTGCAAGATTCCTTTTAGACCTTCCAAGTAAACAGCTAAGATCATTAGCCGACTCCAATGCTCATTGCAGCAAAAAAAAATTAGTACAACTCTATTTACAAAAGAATGCCCTCACCGAAATACAAGATCAATGATCAAGTCAATAAAAAAAGAGGAACCATAGGAGTTTGCCTGACAACTGATTCCAATATTGGAACAATTATTAAGGTCATAGAGAAACATAACAAAAGAGATCGTATTTGTTATTACTACGGTGTTAAATGGCCTGATGGTCGAAGGTCAGAACACGCACAGCACATACTCGTTCCAGCTCCGTAAATAATGAATCAAACTTATTGTCCTTGCCCTAAGTGCGGTCAACTTAGGACTAGAGTTGTATGCACTAAACGTGATACTGACGGGATTACAATCAGACGTAGGAAATGTCCTATTTGTGAACACCGTTGGTATTCACTTCAATATCCAGAAGTTCCAATAGAAACAGGCGAAGTTAAATGGAAAGGAAGAAATACTAAATATGTACCTTTAGAGGTCAAATAATTTTCTCAAAAAATTCTTGAATGTAGGTTGTCTTACAGGATTCTCTAAACAAGCAATTTTAGCTTTACATCTTGCTATTTCCTTTAAACAATTAGCAATGAATTGTGATTGATGAAAGTGTTGTCTTTCTATTGCTTCACAGTGTCTTACTAACTGCTCTTTTGTAGCTCCTTCAGAAAACCATCTAATTTTCTTTTCTAACTCTAATTCTTGTTCAACAGTAGGAGGTTCCATTAGTTGATCTAACAGAACGAATTGTTCATCCAAGTTCTCCATCTAATTCTTTACCTTTAGCTGCTAACCCAGTGTAGACACCGTGGAAAGGACTGTCAGGTAGATGACGACCATCGAGTACGTACCAACGCTCCATATTTAACATTCTTTGCCTGTCTTCTTCTAGCCATTTTGGATCGTAACTTGTCATTGTAAATTCGTATTAGATTTTGGGTATAACCTTGATTGAAGGAAGTTTACAGCTTCATCATCAAGTGTATTTGTAGTCTGTTTTGATGCTGCTTTCAACAGGTCAAGTAACAGTTTTTTACCTGCTTCGCTACGCAGAAAAGCGTAAAGAAGAGGCAAAAAAGGTTTAGCTAGTTTTCGCATAATTAGACTCACTCTTCACAATCTTATATATAACCGCTACATTTGGCTTGGTGCTCCCCATACACCCAGACGAACCTCCCTGGACTTGCAAAGCAGAGGGAGGTTTTTCTGTTCCAACCAGTAATTAACTTAGCAGGGTTATGGAACAAAAAACGATTGTATGTTTTTGTTCACACTGCCTAGAGAAAAGAAAACAAATTGAGAGAGCTTACCTATTGAACAACAAAAAAGAACTGGCTAAAGTTAAATAGCAATTTATCAGGAGGCTGCAAGCTTATTTGTTAAGCATTTTTCATCGAGATTAGGTATAGACATTACCCCCTATGGACGGTAGGGGGTTTTGTTTTTCCCAGTGTTTTACTAATGTCTCTAACTCTTTGATCCTTGCTTTAGCCCTTGCTATCTGTTCCTCCATCCGTTTGGATCTCTTTTAGTTACTTCCAGCCTAGCAATATCCTTTTCTATAGCATTTAAACGATGAAAAATTTCACGTATATCACCCTGTCTTCTACTGGAACGATTAGCTAAAACCATTAACGCACCAGAAATAGCTGCCCCTATGAGTGCTGCTAGTAGTTCTTGAGGCATGTTTAACTGTTTTTGTGTAGTCTTAGCTTATCTTTGCCTTTGCCTTTATGGAAGAACAAGAAGATCAACAAAAAGAAGGTCAGTCGAGAATTGGGACACTAGTCCAATTGATCGTCTTAGCTTGGTCGCTTGGAGTAATTTCAATGAGTTACTTTGGTAATACAGTTAAACAAATCGATACAACTTTCGCTGCAGGCTTGCTTTCGGGCGTTTTGTCTAGCTTCAATATTACTGTTAAAAAGCCAGGTAATAATAAGAAAGCAGAAAAGACAGATCCTATTACAGGTAAAAAAGTAGACCCCGTTACAGGTAAATTAAAATGATGGGAGAAGATCTTTCTATTGATGCAAGACAAGAAACTCGTATTGTCTGCACAGAGATGAAACTCAAACGAGCAGAGGAGAAAATAGGAGATTTAGAAGATCGAGTAAGACAATTAGAGAAAAGGGTATTCCAAGCAGCAGCAGTTGTTAGTGCAGGCTTGGCAGTATTAGGATTATTAGCACAAATTAGTAAGGCTTATCTATGAAGAGACTTTTCTTGCTGCTATTTTTAGCGGCCCCTTCTGCTAACGCAGATTTGACACATACCATTACCAGTTCAGCTCAGCTCACCGTCAATTCTGGGATTACTCAAGCTGAAAGAATTGGTAGCTCGTTCTCAATTTCAGGAACGGGAGTAGACACAACTGATGGGACTACTGCTAATACGGTTTCTGCTGGAACTATTACAAGTGGCGTGTACTCTCCAGGGACAATTTCAGCGACACAAGATACCCCAGGCAATAGCTTCTCGTTCTCTCAGAGCTATGTACAAGCTGACGCTGTTCCTACATCTGCTGTTACAACAGGAGAATCAGCTAATTTCTCTGACATAACTTCACACGCTGCTGGAACTGCTGGGGATTTAGCTGGAACGATTACAACAGCAGGGGCCATAGAACTCACGGCTGGTGGAGCTGGAACAGTTGCCACTGGCTCTGTCGTTACTTCTGTTTCTACTAAATAATGCACATTCCAATTCTTGTTTGCTCAATAGTAGCTTTTCTTTTTTGTCTGATCAACTTTCTAGTGTGGAAGAATTACATGGATATTCATAGATAATGAAACGCTATTTACTGCTATTGTTATTATTAAATAGCTGGCAAAAGCCAGTCATAGCAGTGCCTGTAGTACCTAACTTTTCTAGCGGCACAATGTCCGCCGTCACACGCACTACTCAAAATGTTACTGAAACTATTGTCTCTACTGACTTCAACACTGGGCATACTTATACGATCAATGGAACGAATTTGTCTATTGATGGCACGACCCTTTCACCTTCGCCAGCAGAGACGAGCCAGACGATCAACGGAGTAAGTTATACATGGACAGGAGCAGACTTAACAACCAAACCAAACGTCACGATTGCCAACCCAGGTCAGGCGTTTCAATACGCAGAAAGTTACATTGGCCCTGGTCTTCAGAATGTGACAACAATCAATCGCACAACAGTACTAGAAAGTACAACAGAAACTACTTCAGTCTTCTCGCAATAATATTATTTAGTGGTCAAAGTGCGTTAGCTAATACTTCACAAACTGCGGCTCCAGTTGCTAATACATCAGCTTCGCTAACTAATATGGCGATCCAGACATTACAGGGGAATTTAATACAAAACCAATATGGCGGTGGAGTTGTTTGTCAGGGGCCAATGTTGACATTTTCACCCTTTATTACTGACTCACATTCGTTTCAAAAACCTAGAGAATATTGGTACGACTCTCCAGTGTATAGCGATGAAGGAGACATTTTGTATCATCAAAGAACGAGGACAGGACACAAGGATAATTTCTCACTTAATGTCGGAGCTAGTTTAACTTTTTCAATGCCACTTGATAAAAGATTTCAAGAGCGTTGTTTGAAAAATGCAAAGTTACAAGGAGAGCATCAACAGCAACTAATTGATAACAAAAAGCTAGATTGGCACATCGCAAGACTTCGTGAATGTGGAAAATTAAAGCTAGGCGGAATTGAGTTTGCTCCAGATTCTCCTTACTTCCATCTCTGTGAAGATGTTGTAGTTAAACCTAAAATGGGGCAAGTCTTACCACATCGACACGTTATTTCTTCTCCTTTAAAGGTGGCAAACCCCTCTTCTCCCGATAAGAATTAGTCCTTTTTTCTGATAAGTTTGGTCGTTTTACTTTCTTACCTAATATCTTTTTTACTCTATTTATTATCTGTTTAATGATTGGCTTGACGGCCTTCAATAATATTGGTGTAGATAGTGCAGCAGTTGTAGCTACAAGAGTGATTGAACCCGTTTTGATTACTTGCGGAATCGTAGGTATCGCATCAATTATCTGTTGTTGAACATTTAATTTTTTATATCTAGTTACACAACGGTTTCCAACCAATTCATACTTGATA